ACAGGCGGATCTGATCCGGCCGTCCAAACCGGACCGGCAGACCTCGAGCAAACGGATCGACGCTGTCTCCGCCCTGCTGTTCGCTCTCATCGCCGAGCAGGCCGGCCAGGCGGAAGAGCAGTACGCGCAGCCGACCGCCATGTACGTGTGAGGAGACCGATGCGCAAAGCCCTCTCCCTCGTCGGCGCCGGCGTGATCGTCGCCATCGCAGGCGTCGCCCTAATCCAGCCCGTGGCCGCGGTCATCCTCCTCGGCCTGGCCATCGCCGGAGTCGGCGCCTTCTTCGACTTCAAAGGGCCGCAGCCATGAACCTCATCCAGTACCTGCGGAGCCGGCCCCGCGCCGAGCGGGGTCTGGTCGCCCTCCACACCACGATGGGCGGCTCCCCCATCGACCCTCTCCCCCACGAGTACCTCGGCTACGTGCACGGCGCCTACAAGGCCAACGGCCCCGTGTTCGCCGTCATCCTGGCCCGGCTGCTCCTCTTCGCCGAAGCCAGACCAAGATTCCGGGGCCTGTCCGACAGCCGGCTGTTCGGCACCCCTGCCCTCAGTCTGCTCGAACGGCCCTGGCCGCACGGCACCTGCCGGGACCTGCTCGCCCGCATGGAACAGGACGCCTCCCTCGCCGGCAACGCCTACATCTACCGGGCTCTGCCCGACCGTCTGCAACGCCTCCAGCCCGACCAGGTCGACATTGTCGTCGACCAGAACACCGGGGAGAAGAGCGGCTTCCTGTACTGGCAGGGCGGCCGCGGCTCCGGCAGCCCACCGGTCAGCCTCGCCCTCGAAGACGTCGCCCACTACTGCCCGATCCCCGACCCGACCCACCCGTGGCGGGGCATGAGCTGGCTCACCCCCGTCGTCACCGAAATCGAGTCGGACAAGCAGCAGACCCGGCACAAGCAGAAGTTCTTCGAGAACGCCGCCACCCCGAACCTGCTGGTCACCGTCGAGCGCAAGATCAAAGACCAGGACGCCCGGGAGACGTTCCGCAACGAGATCGACCGCCGGTACGGCGGCCTCGAGAACGCCTACCGCACCCTCATCCTCGACGACGGCGCCGACGCCAAAGTCATCGGCCAGTCCTTCGAGCAGATCACCTTCGCCGCGGTGCAGGCCGCCGGGGAGAACCGCATCGCCTCCGCCGGCGGGGTCCCGGCCATCGTCGTTGGCCTCAAAGAAGGCCTGCAGGCCGCCACCTACTCCAATTACGCGCAGGCGATGCGCCGGTTCGCCGAAATGACCATGCACCCCCTGTGGGGCTTCGTGTTCGGGGACCTGGCCACCGTGGTCAAGGTGCCTGACGGTGCGGAACTCTGGTACGACGCCTCCCAGATCCCCGCCCTGCAGCAGGACGCCAAAGACGCCGCCGAGATCCTCAACATGAAAGCCAACGTGGCCGGCGCCCTCATCCGCGCCGGCTACCAGCCCGACAAGGTCGGCCCGGCGATCGGCCTGCCCAACATCCCCCACACCGGCAAGGTGCCCGTCACCCTGTACCCGGAAGGCAACAATCCGGCGAAGACCGGGCCCCAACAGGCCCCCGAAGACCAGGCCGCTGGCCAACCCTGAATCCCGGAGCCCCCCCATGTCCGCGCCACGCACCGACCTGATCCGCATGCACGCCCGGCCGCAGCTGCGAGCCGCCGACGAAGACGGCGGCCTCGGCACCCTGTACGGCTACATGGCCGTGTTCAACCAGGAGACCATCATCGACTCCTGGTGGGAGGGCAAGTTCCGGGAGAAGATCGCCCCCGGCGCGTTCACCAAGACCATCCGGGAGAACCTTCGCCAGATCCGTATCCTGTTCCAGCACGGCATGGACTTCCAGGTCGGCGAGAAGATCCTCGGCCCGGTCGCGGTTCTCCGTGAGGAACCGTTGGGCCTCTACTACGAGTCGCCCCTCTTCGATACCTCCTACAACCGGGACCTGGCCCCCGGCCTGGCAGCCGACCAGTACGGCTCCTCCTTCCGGTTCGAGGTCATCAAAGAGAAGTGGGAGGAACCCCCGGAAGGCTCCTCCCAGCTGCCGCTGCGCACCATCCTGGAGGTCCGCCTGTACGAGGGCGGCCCCTGCACCTTCGCCGCCTACGACGCCGCCACCGCCGGCCTCCGCAGCGCCACCGACTACCAGCTCTGGCGGTCCCTCGACGAGAAGGGCCGCACCGAGTTCCTGCGTCTGCTCCGGCAGATACACCCCGGCCAAGGCACTCCCCCCGGAGCCGCCCCAGCCGGCATCGACGAGCCGGGAGAACCCCACTCGGCGGTGAGTCCCATCGTCCCCTTCCGAGACAGGGGACGGCTCATCCACGCGCTGCTCAGCAAAGCAGCGCCCGAGAAGGAGTCCCGCCCATGATCGACTTCGTCACCAAGCGGTTCGGCGAGATCGCCGAACGCGCCTCCGCCCTCGGCGCGGAGATCGACACCCTCCTCGCCAACGAGGGCCTCACCGAGGAGCAGGCGACCCGGTTCGCCGCCCTCGAGGAGGAAGCCGGTGAGCTGGCCACCGAACGGGCCGAACTGCAGCGGCGCCTCGACGCCCGCAACGCGGTCGCCGCCCTGGCCAAGAACCCGGCCAACGTCGCCCCCGGCGGCCCGGCCGGCCCCGACCCGGTGATCAACCGGGTCGGCGACCCCTACGACCTCGGCGAGATCCGCGCCTTCGGCACGGTCCCCGTCGCCCAGGAGCTCCGCAACCGGGCCTACAAGGCCATCGAGCAGGAACGGGCCCTCACCGACGCGCAGAAGGAGGGCGTGGTCCGCACCCTGGAGACCATCCGGGACCCGGAGGGCCGCTTCGCCGCCCACGTGCTCGCCACCGGCCACCCCGACTACCGCACCGCCTGGTCCAAGCTCATGGCCGGCAAGGGCTCCGCCCTCAACGACGCCGAGCAGCGGGCCCTGGCACGGGCCATGTCCCTCACCGGCTCGGCCGGCGGGTACATGATCCCCTACACCCTCGACCCGTCGGTGATCCTCACCAACGCCGGCATCATCGAACCCATCCGGCAGATCAGCCGGGTGGAGCAGATCGTCACCGACGTGTGGCACGGGGTCACCTCCGCCGGGGTCACCGCCTCCTGGGACGGTGAGGCCGCCGAAGTGTCCGACGACGCCCCCACCCTGGCGTCCCCGTCGGTCACCCCCTATAAGGCGCAGGCGTTCGTGCCGTTCTCGATCGAAGCCGGCATGGACATCGCCAACCTGGCCCCCGCCGTCGCGGAGCTGTTCGCCGATGCCAAGGCCCGCCTCGAAGGCGCCGCCTTCGCCACCGGCTCCGGCAGCTCGCAGCCGAAGGGCATCGTCACCGCGGTGATCGCCGTCACCACCTCCCGCGTGGCGGCCACCACGAACAACACGTTCGGGCTCGTCGACGTGTACAACACGTACGACGCGGTGCCCGCCCGGCATATCCCCGGGGCCTCCTGGATCGCCAACGGCGCGATCTACAACAAGATCCGCCAGTTCGACACCGCCGGCGGCGCCGGCCTGTGGGAGCGGCTCCCCGCCGGCATGCCCACCCAGCTGCTCGGCAAGCCCGCCTACGAGTGCTCCACCATGGACGGCAGTCTCGGCGCCGGCAACGACGACTGCCTGCTCATCGGGGACTTCCGCAAGTTCCTGATCGTCGACCGGATCGGCCTGTCCGTCGAGTACATCCCGCACCTGTTCGGCGCCACCAACAGCCGGCCCACCGGCCAGCGCGGCTGGTACGCCTACTGGCGGGTCGGCGCGGACGCCCTCGACACGGGCGCGTTCCGCTGCCTGCGGGTCTGACCCCGGACCCCTGATCACCTGTGGGAGGGGGCTGCGGCCCCCTCCCACCCAACCCCCTCGAGAAAGGGCAGCCTGTGAAGTACCTGATCGCCACATGCCAGTTCCACCATGCCGGAGGCCGGGTGGACAAGGGCGAGTCCTACCCGGACGACGACCCGGTGGTGAAGGCGTTCCCCGACTGCTTCATCACCCCCGACGAGTGGGCCGCTTCGCAGGCGCGCCAGCGGATCACCTTCGGGCCCGGCACAGTCGAGCAGGCCACCGCCGGCCCCGGCGAGAAGCGCCCCACCCGGCGTCCCGGCAAGTGAGCCGCCGGCCCCACAACCGGCCACCCCGCACCCCCCCAACCCCAACCGGCGCCGGCAAGGTGGTGGTCGCCTACTGCCACCCCGGCGAAGTCGCCGCCCGCTTCCACACCTCCATCGTCGACCTGTTCATCCACGACATGTTCGCCAAGCGGCGCATCCTCGCCGGCGGAGGGCATTTCGCCATGCGGTC